TTTATTAGATTACCAAGCAAAAAGCAAAGAGTTCTCTGACACGATTACGCGTGCGAAGACTAGAATTGAAATGTATGCTGAAGAGCAACTTTTCAGAAACCAGGGAAAAACAAATGGAGTACAGTTTAATCTTAAAAATAACTTTAACTGGAAGGATAAGCAAGAAATTGAGCATGATGTTAATAACATTTCTAGTGTTGAGATTGAGCTGGTAGATGATGAAGGCTAAACTGAAAGTCAAAAAATCAGAGTTTAACCTTATTTATCGAGAAAAAGGTTTAAACAATGACAATTATTTTCAGATATATTTTGGCGGATCATCTTCCGGGAAAAGTTATTTTTTAGCTCAAAGAGTAGTTCTTGATGTGATGAAAGGCAGAAATTATCTAATAGTAAGAAAAGTAAAAAACACTGTAAGAGGTTCTGTTTTTAATGAGATTAGGAAATCAATAATAAATTTTGGTTTAAGTAAATATTTTAGTATTAATAAATCTGAAATGACTATAACCTGTTTGATCAACAATCGTCAAATTCGTTTTGGCGGCCTAGATGATGTAGAAAAGATTAAGTCAATCACTCCTATTAATGGAGTTTTTACAGATATCTGGATTGAAGAGGCTACTGAAATAACTCAAAATGATTTTAAGCAGCTAAAAAAGAGACTAAGAGGTCAATCAAAACACAAAAAAAGAATAACTATTTCTTTTAACCCGATACATAAATCTCACTGGATTTATAAACATTTTTTTGGAATCTGGCAAGATGACAAGCAATATATTGAGGGAATGGTTGACGGCCTCAATTGCAGCATCTTAAAAACAACCTATAAAGATAATGAGTATTTAACTGAGCAAGATATTGCTAACTTAGAGAATGAATCTGACCAGTATTATTATGATGTTTATACATTAGGTAACTGGGGAGTTCTTGGAAACCTTATATTTAATAACTGGAAAGTCAAAGATTTATCTGATCAGATGGATAAGTTTAATAATATATTTTATGGTCTGGATTGGGGCTTTTATCCTGATCCTTTCGCTTTCGTACAGATGCATATTGATGAGAGAAAAAATAAAATATATATATATGATGAATTATATTTATATCAGCGCACAAACGATACTTTAATTGACACAATTAAAAACAAATATAGTGGTGGTAGAAAAATTGTTGCCGATAGCGCTGAACCTAAAAGCATTAAATATTTCAAGAATAATGGCGTTCGAATTAAAGCTGCCGAAAAAGGGCCAGGCAGTATTGAATATGGAATTAAACGACTTAAAGATTATGAAATAATTATTCATAAAGATTGCATAAACACTAAAAATGAATTTAGTTTATACAAATACAAAGAGAATAAATCTGGTGAAGTTTTACCAGTCCCGGTAGACAAAAACAATCATATTATTGACAGTATTAGATATGCAACCGAAGAGTTAGATCATAGCAAAGGTATTTATGAGGCTTTATCAAGTTAATGGAGGTGATAAACTTTGGCAGATAAAGGAGTTTTTAACGTATTAAGACAGGATTTCATGCACTCGCAAAACCCAAACAGTTCCAAAGGTAAGTTGCTGGGGCCAAACGGTGATCCTCTCACTCAGCAGAGACCAAATGAGGGACCGCCGCTTTCTGATCAGGATATAACTTCTCTTTATAAAAGCAATCGTATTTTTCAGAATGTAGTTGATATACCAGCTGAGGACATGACTAGAGAGTGGATATCAATAGAAGCTGACAAAAAGATTAAAGAAGCTATTGAAAATAAACTTACTAAACTGGATGCTCAACCTAAAATGCAGGACATGTGCAAGTATGAAAGGTTGAGAGGTGACGGTTTCTGCAGTATTGGTGCCAGACAGAATGTTGAATTTGAATTAGAGGAAGAACTCACCGATAAACAGCTGATTGACATTGATTATATTCATGCTTTTTCAGGCAACAAAATACATGATACTGAGATTAACGAAGATATGTTCTCTCCAGAGTACGGAGATATTGAAAAGTTTAAGATATCCGGAGTTGGAGGTCAGGGAGAAAGGAAAATTCACAAATCAAGACTTTTGCATTTGCAAGTTAGAACTGTAGAGGATGAAGCAATGGGAATTCCTCTTATCCAGTCAATATTTGACCCTCTAACTATTTTTGATAATGCAGCATGGTCAGTAGGCCAGTTGCTTTATTCGCTTGTTTTTAAGGTCCTCAAGTCAGACGGAGTAGATGTAACTGACAATGAAACACGCCAGAAAGTACAGAGCCAGCTTGAATTTGAGTTCAATACTCTTTCGCTGGCATTGATTGGCAAGGAAGATGATTTAGAGTTTAAGAGCCCTACCGGCTCACTATCCAGTTTAAAGGATATGCTCGACTTTGTTTGGGATTATCTGGCCGGTGCTGCAAGAATGCCTAAGAGTCATATAATGGGCCAGCAGCAGGGTACAATTACTGGAGGACAGTTTGATAGCCTAAATTATTATGCAAGAATTGCCGGACTCCAGGAAAACTATTTAAGACCATTAATTGAACAGCTGATTGATCTTTTATTCTGGTCTAAAGACAGTGGAGTTGCTAATGGACGCACTGATCCAGATGGCAAATATTCAATTTCTTTTAATCCATTATGGAAACTGGATAAAGAAACTGACGCCAAAATCAGAAAGACAGTTGCTGAAACAGATGCAATATATATCAAAAATCAAGTTTATACAGCTGATGAGATAAGAGAAGAGCGGGCCAGCAAAAGCAGTCTGATGGAGAAATTAGACATGGCTGATGATGAAGCTCTTGAAATAGCAAGAAAAGTAAAGGGGGCACACAAAAATGCCTCTTCCTAAAATACTTTTCCCTGCCAATCATGCAGTTGATTATTATGAAGAGTTAAGTGATTTGGTTGAAAAAATGAATAAAGATGTCATTGATTTTGTTGATAGGAAAGTTGCTCCATATTTACGGAGAAATGACTCTTATAAAAAAGACAGCGAAATGGATGACATAATCAAAGGTCTTGAGGAGTTGAAAGAATCAGCTATTACTTGGGCCTTTTCTGATGCGACTGCAAAAAAGTTAGCTGATAAATTTTCTAGAAGGGTTAAAAACCACACAAATAATCAAGTTAAAGAGCAGATCAGGTCAGTTATTGGAATGGATCCACTTAAAAGAAACCAAAAACTTGAAGATGCAGTTAAGGCTGCAGTCTCGGAAAATGTTAGCTTAATTAAATCAATTCCGGAAGAATACCATAAACAGTTGGATACTATTGTGCTGCAGGGGGTGAGGTCCGGTGAGAGTATAGACGATATCAAAGATAATATTCAGAATGTCTATAAAAAAACAGATAATAGAGCAAAATTTATTGCAAGAGATCAGGCAGGCAGTATGCTTGGTGACTTTACAAAGTTGAGACAAAAAGAGCTTGGACTTAAAGAATTTATCTGGAGGGATTCAGATGATATTAGAGTTAGAGACAAACACAAAGCTTTAGACGGCAAAAAGTTCACCTGGGAAGAAGGAGCAAATGGTCTTTTCCCCGGGAAAGATTATAACTGCCGATGTACAGCCGAAATTGTTGAAAAAGAATTGGAGCAAATGTTTGGAAGAGCAGCATAGAAAGGGGGTGATTACAGATGCCAAAGAGGTTTGATGTGATAGGAATTAATAATCTGAATAAAAATTCATCTGGCTTTCTTACTTATGACCTTGTGGCTGCACAAACTGGAGTTTTCCCTTATTTGGACCCAGAGACAGGAGATATAGTCTATGAACTTAAGCATCCTGATGATCTGTTAACTGATGAGGTTTTAGGTCAATTAAAAAACCTACCAGTTACTGACGATCACCCCTGGGAGCTTGTTAATCCGGATAATTCTAAAGAGTTGGTTAAAGGAATAACTTCTGATACAGCTCGAATAACCGGAGAGAAGTTAACCGGTAGAGCAACAGTTTTTGACTCAGGTTTAATAGGAAAAGTATTAAATAGCAATAAAAAAGAATGCAGCTTAGGCTTTGAATGCGAAATTGTTGAAGAGTCAGGAACGTATCAGGGCCAGAAATATGATCGCAGACAGACCAATTTCAATTTAAATCATTTGGCAATGGTTGAAAAAGGACGTTGCGGACCTGATTGCAGTGCCAGGTTGGATTCAAAAGATTATGCCTATCAAGTCAGAAAAGACAGTAGTATTTTGAATGATAAGTCAAAGAATAAGCAAAACCAAAGGAGTGATCAGAAATTGAAAACTATCAAATTAGATGAAAAAGAGTTTGAAGTAGCTGAAGAAGTTGCAAGCAGAATTGATACTTTGAAAACAGAAAACGAAAATCTGACTAAAAATGTTGGTCAGCTAGAGGGTAAGCTTGATGGTAAAGATGATCAGCTTACTAACTTGCAAAAGAAAGTTGATGAAATGGAAGATAATCAGTTATCTGATAAGAAGATTGATGAAGCTGTCAGCAAAAGAATTAATCTTCTTAAAAAAGCTGACAAATTCCTGGATGAGGATTATGAGGTTGAAGGTAAATCTGATAAGGAAATCAAAATCGACTGCATTAAAGCTGTTAATGAAAAGTTTGACAGAGAAGATAAAGCAGACGAATACATCGAAGCTCGTTTTGATGTATTAACTGAAATGCTGGACGATGGTCAGGGAAGTTATGGAGATAACAACCTTAAGTTTAAGAAAAATGACTCCAGCTCCCGCAATGACGCTATTGAGAAAAAGCGTCAGAAAAGATTAAACATGAGAGGTGATGAATAATGGATGCTAAATTAAATGCAGGTCAATTAGCAGAAGGAAGAAGCGGACACGCTGATTCAATGGCAGGCGAAGGAGATATTCCTTTTGGTACTGCTGTTAAGTATGGAACTGATCCAGAAAAGCAGGTAGCTTCTTGGGATGGAAGTGCTGCAGCTGATGTTTTAGCTGGAGTTGCTCAATATTCTGTAGGTGGTGACTTAGATAACTCCAAATATGTTGATGGTAACAGTATAACTGTAGCCAGAAAAGCAGTGATGTGGGTTAAGTTATCTGATTCAGCAGCTGATGTTACCAGAGGCGATAAAGTAGCTGTCAGAGATGATGGTCTTTTTGATAAAGGCGGCTTAACTGAAGCAACTAATGGTGTGTATGGTGTTGAAATTGAAGATGCAGAGTTTAAATCAGCCGGATCTGCCGGTGAAGTTGTCAAGGTAGAGTTCAACTTGCCTTCTCAGACAACTACTAAACAACTTTAAGGAGAGGTGATTAGATAATGAAAGACTTAGGATCTGGCGTTACCAGACAGGACGCTATGCTAACAAATGATGACTTAGATGCAATTGATAATACTGTATATGAAGCAAAAGAAAGAGAATTAACTGCCAGAAAAATGGTGGGTTTAAAGACTGATATCCCTGAAGGGGCAGAAACCTACAGTTATGACAAAGTAACTAAAAAAGGTGCTGCTAAAATATTTGCTTATGGTGCAGATGATGTTCCATTAGTAGATGCTGATATCGAAAGACACCACCAGGGTATTTTTGGTATCGTGGTTGGATTTACTATTGATCTGCAAGAAAAGAGAGCTGCAAAGATGGCCGGTAGACCAGTTGAAACTACAAAGGCTACTGCAGCAAGAAGAGCTATTTCGGAAAAAGAGAATGATTTCTTCTTTTCCGGATCTCCAGAGCACAATGCAGAAGGCCTGACTAATGTTACTGGTATTCAGACTTATACTGTTGACCAAAACAGTGGAGAAACATCTACTAACTGGAAAGATAAAACTGGTGAAGAAATTGTTGAGGATATCAGACAAGCTAAAAAGAAGGTTAACTTAAAACCCGGAATGGCTGTTGATACTTTAGCAATTCCTGATGATCAATATGAGGATTTAGACAGAGCTTTTAATTCAGAAAATCCTCAAATGACTATCCGAAATTATCTAGAAAAGCAAGGCTGGTTTGACAGAATTATTTCTGTTGCAGAACTTGCAGGTAAAGGTGATAGTGGAACTGATTGCTTTATGGTTTATGATAGTTCTCCAGATGTAGTTCAAATGGGGCTGCCTTTAGATATTTATAGACATGCTCCATATAATAAGGAAAACCTTAGTTCCCAGGTTAACCTTGAAGAAAGAACCGCTGGAGCTATTGTTAGATATCCACTCGGAATCTGCAGAGCAGACGGAATTTAAAAATTAAAAATAAGGAGGTAATTGTATGTTAACGATAATCAACCATTTTGCTCAAATTAAGCACGTTGGAAATGTATCGTTGAATATTGGCCCGAATGAAGTTGAGGAAGAAGACTGGGAAAAAGTTAAAACTCACCCTATCGTAAAGGGCTGGGTTAAAGAGGGTAAAGTTGAAGTCCAGAAAGGTAATCTCGAAGATATAACAGAGATTGTCCCCGTTGAAAAGGCTGTTGAGGTAATTGAGTCAACTTTCGATAAAGAAAAGCTACTGGAGTGGCAAGAACAGGCTGAAAGAAAAACAACTAAAGATGCTATTAAAGAGCAGTTAGAATATCTTGAAAAAGATCCTGAAGGCGACGAAAAATAATGCCTAAAACTACTGTATCTAAGGTGAGGAGCATTGCTTCTCACCTATCTAAGTTATCTGATGAATCTATAGAGCTTTATATTGAGGATGCAGTTATTGAACTTGAAGACTGGGAATATGATGATAAGTACCAGGAAAAGATGGAAAGGTACATGGCTGCTCATTTTGCTACACTTGATCATCCAAAAGCCATCAGCGAAGAAGTTAAAGGCTTAGGCTCTAAAGATTATGCTGATAAAGCAGGAACTGATGGACTTGAAATCACTGAGTACGGCAAAGAGCTTTTAAGGATTATGAAAAAGAGCCAGGGACCAACTTTTATGGTGTTTTCATAATGGCAAAGCTTAAAATCACTGATAATAACAACATGCCTAATTTGATAGAAGAAATCAATAAACTTAAAAACTCAAAAATTGAAGTTGGAGTATTCGGTGGTAAAGACTCTGAAATACTAATGATTGCCAGAGTTCATGAGTTCGGTGTGACAATAACACCTAAAAAAGCAAAAGCTCTTACAATACCCCTTAATGAAGAGGCGGCTGGTAAAAGTGCAAGAGATTTTGATAATTTGTTCCTTATGGACCCTGATGATGATGGTGACGGAATACTGGCCATGGAAGTAGGAGACAGAATCAGGCCGATGTATGTTCTTACAAAGTCTGTTACTATTCCGGAGAGGTCATATATTAGAGAAGGCTTTGATAAGAATTTGAAAAAAATACAAAAGCATACTGAACAAGCAATAAGGACGGTAATAGCAGGTAGAATGACTGCTAATAAGGCCCTTAATTTATTAGGAGCTGAATTTGCATCTTTTATTCGTAAATACATGGTTGAAATTAAGTCTCCACCTAACTCAGCGGTAACCCAAAAGAACAAAAAAGGTGCGAATAACCCGTTAATTGATTCGGGTAGGCTAAGACAGTCAATAACTCATAGAGTGAGGTGATAACGTGGATTTTTCAGGTTTCATAAGAGATCATTTAACAACTGTTACTTTAAAAAGAGGTGGCAAGAAATTTGAAAACGGTGAATATGTTGATGATGGTGAAGCCGATGAATATACTACAGAAATTGCAGTAATTCATATGACTCCCGAAGAGCTTAACCATTATGATGGTGGAGCTTATACTACTCAGGACTTAAAACTTTTCGTTCCTGAAGATAATACTGGGATCAATGTTGAGACAGATGTAGAAGTTCCTTTAATTCCAGAAGAAGGTGACATTATTTACTTTCAAAGCAACAACTTTGAAGTCCAGAATCCACAAAATAACACTCACTTATCTGATTTTCATAAGTTTTTGGCTAAAAAGGAAGTGGTTGAATGATAGACTTATACACTTTCAGAACTAACCTGCAGCCCGAAATAAAGAGTTATTCAGGTATTCCGCAGCTGATTAGAGCTGAACAGGATGTTAAGTCTAAAGATTTAATTTATCCGCGAATAACTTATAAAATGTCTTCTCCTTATGATATTAACAGCAATGCTCAGTCAATGTTTATCAAAAAAGAAGTTGTGGAAAGTGATGATCCTAATTTTGCTGAGGATATAGAGTATTCTTATTACTCCAATCCTAGAGTCACAATGTCTTTTAATGCTTTTGGTAAGGATGTAAGCCAGTACATTTCAAAATTAATTGAATGGTTTAGGATACCAAAGTTGGGGCAGAGATTTCTTGATCAGTATGATGTAGTGATTATCAATGTAACAAACATGCAGGATAGGACCACTTATTTGCAGACTGATTATGAAGATAGAAAAGGTTTTGATGTAGTTTTACAGTTTAATGATGAAGTTAAGATTATTGAAAAGACATTTGAAGAGGTTGAACTGGAAGTAGAATTTTCTGATGATGAAGATATTTTAAATTAAAATTTATAAAGAAGGAGTGATCTTTAAATGGGAGATCCTGTTGTTGTAAATGTATATGATGAAACAGGAGCTGTAGCTCAAAAAGGTTTCGGCATCGGGTTGGTCTTTGATCCAACTGTTACGAATCCTTTGGAAATTGTTTCAGACACTGGAGAAATTCAAAACTGGAGCAGCGAAGATTTAGCATACAAAAAAGTTAATGCTATGTTAAGCCAGCAGCCAAAAGTTCAGGAAGTTATGATTTATGGTGTTGATGTTGCAACAGAGTCAAGCACAATCACTGACGAGTTAGATAAATTAATAACTCAAAATAATGATTGGTATGCTTTGGCTATCGCAAGTAACACTGAAGCTGATGTTCAAGAAGCTGCTAATTGGATAGCTTCAAAAGAAAAAATAATGTTTGGTGATTTAGGCAAAGATGCAGTAATAGGTGATATTGAAACCTTTATGCAAGGTATAGAAAATCAGAACTTTGCTTTATTCGCTCACGATGGTGGCGTAAATGGTGAAGAGCAGTACCTTGATGCAGGTGCTTTAGGTAGAATACTGCCAATGACACCTGGTAGTTATACCCTTAAGTTTAAAACTATCAATAATACTGCTAAAGCGACTTATTTGCCAGCTGATGCAGCAGCTTTACAGGCTGTTAATGCAAATATTTATAAAGAATGGGGCGGCTCTTTATATGTCGCAGAAGGTGTAATGAGCAATGGTGATTTTATTGATACAACTGTTGCTAAACATTGGTTTGCTGCAAGATACAGAGAAGAGATATTCCGTGTATTAAAGACCAGCCAGAAAGTCGGCCAGGATAATGCAGGAATCGGTCTTTTTGTTGATGCGGCTAAGCAAGTTAATAAAGTGGCTGCCATGAATGGTGCTGTTGCTAAAGATGCTGATGGAAATTTCATGTCAACGATTACTTATCCTACCAGAAAAGACCTGCTGAAAAATGACTTAGCAAACAGAGTTCTGAAGGGTATTAAATCAACAGTAACCTATTCTGGAGCTTGGCACAATGTAGAATTAGATTTCTACTTAACACTGTAAAGGAGGTATTATAAATGGTCAATTATGATCCAACCAAAGTA